TATACTATGTACAGGACACCGTGGAACACTACGAGGGGTTCTACGAAACGCAGGAGGAAGCGGAAGAGGTAGCCGAGTGCGTGAGCGATGACTACGAGGCGGAGCGTGTTGAGGTGAGAGATCGATACGACAACATCCTATTCGTCATCGGTGATGAGACGATGGTGGCCGGTTAGGGCCGACCGGTTATAGCGTACAGCGTGTATGCTAGTTTTTACTTGCTAGTGGTCTAAAATCACCACCCAGAAAAGAAAAGTACTTCACCACAATTTTTTGCGCAGCAAATTTTTTACCCCGTAGACCCATTTGGACCATAAATACTGTATGGCGCACTATGGCACATACACGCACGATATAACAGCACAGTTTCTCAAGGATCTCAGGGCAACGGGCTGTGACATTGACATGCACCTTAATAGAACACGCTTTTGGCTGGATCCCAGTCTGGAGCACCATGTAGAATTCTATCTCAAGTACAGCCACATCATGCATGCAGTACATCCTGATGAGGATCTAGCCTTGGGAGTTAGGTGGTAGTGTACACGCTAGAACTAGTGTATCCCCAGGACAAGTCACTGGAGTACTGTGACTCAATAACCCACGGTGCAGTGATAGATCTGCTTGTAAGGGGCATACACAGTTCACAAAATGCACACAACACCCTAATACTGCATGATACGAGGGATCTCACATTCGCACTAGCACTGCTAGGCTCGCACACGCTGTACACCGTTAGGATAGCGTCAAAATAGCCTATTTTAGGGTGTTTATGCACACTCACTGTAAATACTATTAAGAACTTGTTAGTGTTCATACACAACCAAGTCAGATTATTTTGCACCGTGTTAGAACGTGCTACGTATAGCGTGTGTGTTACTTGAACAAACGAGTTCTACTTTATATACTAGAGGATAAATAGTATATCATGGAAAAATTCTTAATAGCAAAATCATACAACACTGTTACTGGACAGACGCTCATGCACAAGGATCTTAATGGTGCACGCTTTCCACTCAGCCAGCGCAAATTGGCGGAGGACTTTAGCAGAAAGTATGCGGAAAAACTAAGCATACGCACTGGCGATACTTGGACCGCACAGGTTGTTGAATACACACCAGGCATAGTAAGAGCCTAACACTCCCCACACACTGTACAGCACCGTGACGACGAGTCTCCGGGGCCATTCAAAATTCTGCTTACAAAATTCGTGCGCTACCGCTTGCTGCTTCGCAGCGTTCTAATCTCGCGCACCGCTCCGCGGAAAAAATCGCTTACGGCTTCGCCGCTTTTATCACGCCTGTTTATGATTCTCGCTCTCTGTGATAACTACTAGCATGACACGCATGATCACAAAATACCTATGGATACTCCTCGTAGTGGCCTGCATATTCGCACTGCTTGGCTGTGGTCAGGTCCCCATGGCTGAAAGGGTGATTGAACAGCACGAAGCAGAGCAAACCATTGACGAAACCAAGGAAGGCAGCATACCCAACTTCCAGGGCATAGCGGATGCGTTGGGCTGTGTTTTTGCACCTCAATCCTGCCAAAAATAACTCAAAGAGATAACTACTGCTATTATTAAACTCAAACCCTTAACCCGGGAGTGTTATGGCAAAACTAGCGAAGTCTTATGTGAGGCACATAAGAACTCCAAAGAAGACCAGCCAAGCCCAAAAGAAAAAGAAGTGCAAGATGAGTTCCATGAACAAGCACAAGAAGCGTTCTCACAAGTTCTATAGAGGACAGGGGAGACCATAATGGCTGTAAAGAAATCAAAAGGCATAATAACCAATCACATACAGAGACAGCATGCGGGCAGAGACATCAAGCCCTGCAAGTGGTTTAGTTCAAAGACTGGTTCAGGCATAATGGTAGCACAATACAAGGATACAGGCGACATGGTGGTAGATGAGCAGGGTAAACCCGTTCATTGGAATCGTGCCTAGTGAATCCATACGAGATTACAGGCAAGCCCGTCCTTAATCCAAAACCACAAGGACCGTTGGCAAGCATAGCCATTTTTCTGGCTGTTTGGCTGGTGTTTAGCCTTCTGCTAGTTCTATAAGCCTAACGTAAAACAGCGTTATATGCGTATATTATTCTAAGATAGTGTTTGTGGTGCGTGTAGCACTAAACACCGCTGTATGACGCTTAAAATGCGTTTAAGACGGTGTTTAGCACGTGTTTAGACTACTGTGAGTCTGGTGTAACTATGTTGCTGATGGCGTCCGCTATGTTTTGGAATAGATTGGAAACCTGTTCCTTATTTCTGTTCAACTGAGCCTTTCCGTCCGCCCAATTTTCAGCCTGATACGTTTTAATATCATTCCATTCTGACTGAGCCCAATCCTGCATCTTAAAGTGCCAAGGTTTTGATTCCGGAACTATTTGGTTTGTTTCTGCTCCAGCCTTGTTTACTAGCCCAAAGAATACTCCTACCAATAGTATGGTTATTATTATGACTGCCTTCTTGAATTGTTTTTCTATCATGTTTGCCTCTTCTTGTTGTGTTTTTGGCCTGCTTGGAAGGATTCGAACCTTCGGCCTCCAGTTCCGCAAACTGACGCTCTATCCAACTGAGCTACAAGCAGATACTATCTACTATATAAGATAACTCATTGAATGTCAACTAGAAACTACAGTTAAATTCACCTTTTGGAGATACTTTTACGGGCAGTTTGGATGCCAATTCGGTTTCCTTTTGGACTTCACCTTCCTTGGGTGCTTTCTTCTGTTCAACCGTTACACCAGGATTGAATTCACAATTCTGTATGTTTCGCCCACATGCTGTTAGTCCTATCACTATCAATAATAACAATAGGACCAGTATTATGATTCTTTCGACTTTTTTCGGCATGCATTATTTATGGCGGGAAAGACGGGATTCGAACCCGTGATAGGTTGCCCTATGATAGCCTCGGAAACTATTGCATTAAACCACTCTGCCACTTTCCCTTGATTTACAGGAAAGTGACGAGTGTCATACATGATAAAAGTTTCCGAGGCTACTATTGATGTAAACATACACACTCTCCTTGTAGGTGTTTGTAAATCAAGGTCTTTGTCGAGCGTAAGTGTACTAAAAGAAACGTCACCTTATTACTAACCTGTTCTTTGTCACCAGCCGTGTCGGACGCGAGCACTGTTACCAAAGGTAGGCATTCTAACATAAGTTCACCGCAATTCAGCATTAACTTTGTTTTACAATAATATTTATTGTTTATTTTATCCTACTTGGAAATTCTGGATTCGTTCAGTTGGTAGGCATAGTTGATGGTTTCCGGATTTTCTCTGTATCTCCAGGCTCCATTATTCAAATGGAATTTTTCAGCCATTTCTGTTTTTGGACTGAGCGTGACAACGTTCTTGATTGACGGAAATTGATTCTTGATGTAGTCCGATGCCTGTATGATAAGTTGTCTACCAGAACCTCTCGTGTAACTCCAAATGGTATAGAACACAACGGTATCCATGAATGGACTGCAAAGGCTATACATTTCCTCAACGCTACCCGGTATCCCTTCAGTGTAACAAATACAGGTAACTGCACCCAATTCCGTATCATTCCATAGAGCATAAATTTCCGCATCCTCATTGATTCTATGATCAATGGGTATTTCCGATCTAACCGGATCGTCCTTGATAATTTCTTCGATCCACGGATCTATTTTGTTAATCTTCTGTAATTTCATTCGCCCAGATGTTCCTTGTGTTATACTGTATTTAATTTAGATGTTTAAATTTATTGCAAGACTTGGGCAGTTTCGAGGCTCAGTTCCTCGTCTTCTAGATCTCTAATTTCCTGTGTGAGCTTATCTATTATGCCTAGATTTCTTAGAATTTTAAACACAAGATTTTCAGTTGACCATTCACCTGCTTTCTCTAAACCTGCTTTACGCATCTGTGTTATCTTTTGTTTCACTGCTCTGAGTTTTGTGATATCCTTGCTGAGCAGTGCAGTTTCTATATCGTGGTGTAAACTGTTCTTCTTCGCCTTAACAGCCGCATCATCAATCTTTGGTTTTACTTTCTTTGGCTTTTCTAGCCATTGATCCGCTATGATGCTGTATACCCCTGTTGAATGATGAGGTTCTTCTTCTCCTTGCACGTAGCACTCTACAGGCAGTCCTTTTACCGTGATGTTGTGTTCTTCCGACCATAATGCTTTCTTGGCGTTATATAACTCTCGCTCCTTTTCGTCTGGCATTCCCTTAACTATAATGTGCAGGTCAAGATCCGAATATTCCGTCCAGGTATAGTTTGCATTTGAACCGGTGATTGTGTAATCAACCACTTCAATTTCTATGCCGATAAATTCTTCAAAAACTTCTGCTATCTTAATTAATTGTTTTTTGATATCAGGCTTTAACTGATCGTTCTCCCATAATTTTGGGTTCAGTCTACGGTTAACCGTTACAAAATCTGCCTGTTCGAATAATAGGTCACTAATGCGCATAGCATTATTTAGCCCACATTAAATGATATGTTGTTGCTACTTCATTGTTGAAAAATTCGACAATCAATCGTTTTCCGCCTTGGAAAAATTCTAGACTTAACTGGCAATCATTATTGCTCTGTTTGTTAATCCATTCAATTTGATCCACACCACACTCCTTGTGTACTGCTGGCCAATCTATGTCAAAATATTCTTCGGGATATTCGTCCAGTGTCCACTGAAACAGTGTTACTTTAGAGTTCTTCATCGTCACCCATGCTATTCAGAATTTCTCTAAGTTTGGTTGATTCAACCTTACCTTTGATTTTACCAACAGATACTCCCTGTGTAGGATCCTCTGCCGTTTCTTGGGTGCCTTGTACTTCAGTTTTTCTCTTTATGGAATCGATTATGCTACTGCTTCCTCTGTTACCACCATTGTGTGATTCCTGTTCATCTTCTGGTAAATCTGTAATTCTAAGTGTTTCTAAATTAAATTCTAGATCAACTTTTTGTCCTACACCACTACTGGAACGTGTTTTCATCAACTGCAATTGATATCTTCCTCTTTCTCTCATTGCACGGCTTGTAAAGATACCAAACACGTTGTCTGCTGTTTGTATTTTACTTAAACCACCGCTAATATGGCTATGATCAAATTCTACTTCTTCAACTGCTCCTCTGTTTAACTGTGCCGCAGTAACAAACACACACTGCAATTCCATTGCAAGGTTACGCAGTTCTTCTGATACATACTTGTCCTTGACAAATAAATTTTCAGCACTAATTCTTCTTCCTATTGGCATTAATAAATCAAGATAGTCAACCAATAGCACATCTACCTTGCGTCCGGTTTTAATTTCATACTCTTTCAAATATGCTCTAATATCATTTGCAGTCTTACCACTTGGCATATACTTGACTTGGAATGCTCCTGCCTTCTTGCCAATCATCTTGACTTTCATTTCCACGTCATCGATGTTCTTGAAAATATCTCTAGTGCTGATACCAGTTGTCATACTATCTACACGCATACTAACCAAATGTTCTGAAAGTTCTAGTGTCAAATAAACAACATTTAATCCTTGCAGTGCCCAGTTAACACCTAGGTTTGCAAGGAACAAGGATTTACCAGCACCAGA